ACTGGCTATACCGTATTGACGAGTAGTACCTACGTATGGAACACCACTAAGCAGCTTTACCGGCCTTAGCCCATAGGGGGCATCAACTGTTGGATAAGCCATGTTAACCTCTTAACAAAAATTAAGTTCCTTTACCAAAATTGGTAACTTTTGTGCTGCGCTCGTTGAATAAAGGCATACGAGGGTCATTTTCGCGCATGAAGTTGTTGTCTACAGATTGCATCTGCTGCCTAGCTTGAGTTTCGTAATGTTCATTACGTTCCTCAACCATTTCTATTGGAGCTTTACAAAGCAACAGCCCGCCCTGAGTAATATTGCCTTCAAACCTTTCGTTATGGTCAGACAATATTTCTGGATGATCTTCTGCTTTTATCGGCTCCCAACCTTCACGTAGTTTAGAGGAGACATTGCTAGCGTCTGTTATTCCCAGAGTAGAAAGACGTACCCAGCGTGTTGTATAGCCTGCTTCGACTTCAACTTGAGGTAGAACTTCAGGCTTTACCCAATGTCTCTTGCGAGACTTGGTTTCGCGCGTGTCGTTATCTCTCTTGATTCTGTTCTCAGCCATTATCAATTTCCTCTTTCTAGTGCAGCCATTTGTTTGGCGTATTCTTGTGGAGTTATACCTAGACGTTTTGTTAAAGCCATCTGTGTTGCGTTTAATGTGACCTTTCTAGGGCCGGTGCTCCGCGTGGCGGGGGCAACTACATTTGACTGTCGTTTTGGTCTCTCCTCCTCAAAAACTTCTTCCACGGAGTCATTGAACTCCTCGGGAAATACTTTTCGCATACGAGCATCAATCGTCTCGTAGTATTCATCCGATTGGGGGCTAACCCCAGATTTTATTAACCTGTCGTGAACGGTTAGGGCGACCTGTCGCATACCTATGTCTTGCACAAACCAAGGATTGTCCTGTACCCATTTTGCGGCTCGTTCATCAAGAGGTTCTGGAGTGACTTGTACCGAAGTTTCTTCTTCTTGTAAAGGCTCTACTTCAAAGTTATCTAGCTTATCAGAGCGTATTTTCGCATTAGTTAGCGCTTCTTGTGCGTCTACAACGCGCTCTGTGTCGCCAGCCTCATAAGCCTCTGCATACGCTTTCTTTGCAGCAGCTAGCTCAGCCTCTGTATTTTTCTTAGCTTGTTCTAATAGAAGCTCTTGGTTCTTATTGACTGTGCCTTTCAGCTCTTTGTTTTCATCAACAAGCCGTTGCGTCAGCTTCTCTAGCTCCGTTCGCTCTCTTTCGGCTGCCTCTTTTGCACGTCGTTCGTCGTGGTATCCCTTGCTAAAATGTTGAATGCGTTTACGAACCTTGTCAGAGTAGTTCTCCAACTCTTCGTCCGTAACATCAGCCGGTGGCTCAGAGGGCTTACGGTTCCTATCAGCTTTTGGGGTATCATCGACAACTTCGACTTCAATATCTTCTTCTGCCTCTGCAGTCTCCACTTCAGGTTTACTAGAAGTATCTGCATAGTCGTCGGCGGTCTTTTTTCCTGACAAGTCGATCTCCACTGCATCGGAACTCTCCACTTCTATATCAGTGGAATCGACACTATCATCTTCAGGAAACTCGTACTCTACTTTTTGAAATGGCATAACCTACTCCCTATACTCTTTCTATACCACGGGGATCTGGCACAACAGCTTCAATAGAATCGTCATTCATCAAACGATATTCATTACCATCTATTGAGAACCTAGTCCCTGTATTAGCACGGAACATTACGTAATCCCCTTGCTTACACCACGGGCCAGTGGGGAATCGGTCTGTGTCAGAATAGGCTTGTTCGCCCATATCCAGCACAAGTCCGATAATCGACATGACTTGTTCGTGGTTCTTTGTGGTTACAGACTTTAGTAGGTCAGTGCCATCAAATGTCTCTTCAACATGCGGCATAGCAATCAGCACTCTATACCCCACAGGCACGGGTATCTGCGCTTCAAACTCGTCTTCAGTAACAGTTGCTTGTGCAACATCACTCATCTTCGTACTCCAAGTTTCGCAAGAGGTCTTCTATGTGCTGCAAACAGGTGTCGTGACCCCGAATCAACCCTGTCGCTTCTTTGTACGCGGAGAAGTCTTTAGCCCCTCCCGTAGCAATGAACTCTATTGCAGAGGCTCTTTCAGCCTCGATCCTTTCTTTAAGCACGTCTATGACGGTTTTAGCCACTATCTATCCTTGTTTCGGCTTTCCTGTATAGCCTTTAGTGTGTCTAAATCTGACTTGGCGTTGTCCCTACGGCGCTCTGCGGCCATCTTGACTCCAGCCTTTCTAGCGTCTATTTGCATCTCTTGTTGTTCTATCTTCAACTGTTCTGCGTCGATCATCGCATCTGCTTGATCTTTCTGAGTTTTTCTTTGTAATTCAGCGGCTTGCAACTGTGCGTCGGTCTGATCTTTCTGCATCTTACGCTGCACTTCTTGTTGTTTGACCTGCAGTTCTGCTTGTTTTAACTGCATTAGCGGGTCTTGCGCTTGCTGTTGCGCTTGCTGTTGTGCAGCCTGCTGTTGACGCGCCTGTGTGATCTGCTGTCCTGCTTGTGCTGCCAAACGAGCTAGATTCAACTCTACTTCTTCTGACAGTTCTGCGTTCGGTGCAGGTAGCGGTGCGCCCAACTTCTCTTCCATCTGCTTGCGATATAAGAAGGCTGTGTGTTCTGCGATGTGTGCTTGTAGCGACGCCATGATTCTCTGTGCCTGTGGGTTCTGCCCTAACATTTGAGCGATCATTGGATCTTTCATAAAAGCTGTATGTGCCGCGATATGCGCTTCGTGATCTTGGTATATAAATGCTTTCAACGGTTTACCATTCAATGCGTTCATATTCTCACTTATAGGATCAACAGGTTTGGCATCATCCTCTGTCGGCACTAACTTGTCTGCGTTCTTCACGCCCAGCACTTCGATCATCTGCCTATGTAACTGCGGCAAGTCGTATATCTGCGGTGCAGACTGCGACATTTGTAACACAGCTTGATACTGAACCACTCGCTGAGCCATCGTAGAGCTATTAGGATCACTGACAGGGATCACGTCCACCATCATATAGTCCATCTGACGAGCAGTTATCTCTCCACGTATCGGCTCGTACCCGTACTCCGCTGGAGCATACTCAGCCATTATCGCTTTAAGCAGCTTAAACTCCTGCTTCATAGCGTAGTGAACGCGGGCTTGAACTGCAGCCATCGGTTTTAGAGTACGCTCTAGAAGGGCCAGAGTTGTACCCACAGGGGCGTTTGCTGACATGTCCGAAATGTTCATGTCACTTATGGCACCCAGCCTACGACCTTCCTGAGTGATCTTATCTAGTAGTTGTAGTAGGGTCTGGCTCGGCTCCTTGTATGGGAGCGGCATGATGTTGTCACGGATGCTGCCAGAAGGCACATCTACATCCTTAAACTCCCCCGGCTCTATCGGTACATCATCGCCCTTTATACGTAACCCGCGAGACTTTAGACCTCCGGGCAGATTAGATAACGTACCAGCGTCCACAAGCTGCCGTATGATGGAGGTGCCCGCTTTAGCGTACCCCCCTATTATGTGAATCAAACCTAGCCCGTAAAAGCCAAATCCGGGCACGTATGCATAGTGTACGAAGTGTTGACGCTTGAGCATCAGGGGATCTTCTTCGTTCCAGTTACGACGTATCGCTAATATTTCACCTGTCCCACGCTCGATAGTTACGACGTAAGGCTTTGCTATTTGGTCTTTCTCGTCGCCATCTTCTTCATCGACACCTTCTATAATGATGTCAGCGTGTATCTCGTAGACCGCGTACCTATTATCGTCTGTTATAGAGTAGCCACCTTCTTCAGCCTTACGCTCTTCTATGTCAGTGTGGTAAGGCTGTGGACTTCCTAAATCTACATCTCTGTAAAACCCAGACACTTGTAGCTTCTTAAGCTCGTTCTTAGTCTTACGCATGATGTGCGTAACACGTTCGGCACTCTCTATATTAGACGCGCCGTATGGCACAACTACATCTTCGGCGGGTATGTACAATGCAACCTGCCTACCTATGTTCGGATCAAAATAAACTTTTTTGAACGCACTACCAGCCAAGCCAAGGCTGTATAACAGGCGCTCATGCTCGGGTCTGTACTCCACCATGCGCTCGGTGAGTTCGTAGTTCATATCGGCTTTTACGCGCTGTGCAGCCTCATCCTTGTCTTTAGTTTCTTCACCAAGGATCTTTACACGTACAGGGCCAGCGGCGGGGAAAGTCTCAGACATGGTTTCTGCTTGGAAACGTATAGCTGCTTCAGCAAGGACTGTGGAGTACACACCACACGCGCCTTCCCACGGCTCGTTACGCTCTTCGTACTTAAAACCAAGAACGTCCAACCCCCTGACAAAGCTATCAGCCCAGTCCTTGCGGCTGTGCGTATCGGCATCCACTGCACCGATAAGCTCGCTGGATATTTTGTTTAGCTCGTTATCCTCTAAAAACTCTGCAATGTTGTCGCCAAATTGCATCATGTCGCCAATGTCAGCGTCGGGAATAATCGTAATCTCTACAGAGCCGTCATCCAGAGTTACCATCTCTGGATCTACAATCTCTATCTCCAGACTTGCGCCAGTTTCGCTTTCTTGCTCTATGCCTAATGGAGCAGCGTACAATCCTTTCTCAATAGCCATTAGTCAGTCCTCAAATTAGCCTTGTACGCCCGCCTGCGCGGTAGCCTTCTGGCATTTCAACATTCTTCTTAAAATACGGCCCAACGGCTACTCTAGGTAGCATTTTCTGAAAGCTCCTAAAGCCCATAAACTTAGATACTAAAGGACTAGCTAAAAGCTCTTGTGCACTTCTAGCTATATCTTCTTCTGTGCCATCAATAGTTGCATTGTAAGCATCTCGGTACGGTTTAATGTCTAGTTTCTCGGTCTCATCACCTTCATCACTCCCCCGGAACCTATTAGCCGTTGCCATACTGTATGCATATCCGGCTAACAAGCGCGTGCTTTTAGCTAAGTCTTTTTTGTTTTGGGACGCCATAACATCTTGAACTCTGTTTAACAGTTCCATATCGGCGTCTGTACCCTCAAAATGCCTATACTCATGTGAAAAAACACGCGGGTTTGCATTTGCCGCTTCTAGGGCGGTTACTGTGTCAGGCTCATATTGTATCTCATACCCCTCAAACCTTTCTTTAAGTCGTTCGGGGTCTGTAACACCTTTGGTTGAAATACCCATTGATGTAAGCCCTTTCGGGCCTATACCCGCTTCTTTAGGGAATGCTTTTAGTCTGGCTCGTGAAGGGTCAATCGTTGAACCTTTCGGCATATAAGGCGCTACTTCCATCTGGAACTCTGCGTCGGCCCCCTGCAAAGAAGCCAAAAAATCCCTCTGTTGTGCTTCAGACATCTTATTCGCTGCCTTAGTAAGCACGGGTTTAGACTCAGGAGACCCTTTAGCGATGTGGTCTTTTAGTTCTTGAATTATAGCCATTAGTAATACCCGCCTCTACGCGACTTAAAATATCGCTGTTCTTCAGGCTCGTCTGTCGGTAGGCGTATGAACCCACCCTGCCTAAAACGCATGAGCGCCATGACCGTGGAGTCAACCAAGTCATCATGGCTCATAAATGGGAACCCAGCGATTTCTTCAATTACTTCTTCCGCCCACCTCGTAGGAGGCACCCAGCATATACCACTTGCTACAATATCCGCTACTGAGTTTAATCGTGCCAGTTTGTCACCTGACCCTCTGTGTGGTGTGTATTCAGACACGGGTAAGCCCATACGACGCATCTC